CGTTCAGGTGAGATCGAATCGTCACTTTGGTGGCATCGAGTACAAGGGGAAGTACGGCAAGGTGGTGGGGGTCGATCCGGGCGTACGCCACGTTGAACTCTTCTCAGTGCAGTTTGCTTGCGGCGCTATTTGCGTGTTTACTGGTATTGAGATTCATCCGGTGCGCCTACTTGGCGGCGAGGTCGCGTCATTATGAGTGCAGCTGCTATACTGTACACAGTGCGGTTGACTCTCTTCAATCTTCTTCAGACGTTGAAGGGTGAAGACTCGGCGGAGTTCTGGAAGATCATCGACGATATCAATTCTGTGCGCCTTCTTTATGACGCGCAAGCGAAAGCCGTGCAGTTTGCAGACGCGGGTATTGCTGCTGTTGTTGCCGAGACGGCCATAACCTCGGTGTGTCTACCTCCTCCGCGGTTGGGGTACGACTATGAAGATAGCTGATGCTCTAGCGCTGATCGAAAAGAATGGTAAGCGCAGTCACGGATTCCGGGTAAGCTTCGATCGCGTAGTCGAGGGTGGGGCTATTCTCGAGTCGGACTACACGCCTGCTTGCGACGAGCCCCCGTTTAAGGAAGAAGAGCAGGCTTGGGAGTTTGCTGCCGTGCTGGCCAAGGCCGGCCAACGAGAAGGGCTCTGCAACTTTTATGTTGTGTTTGCCGCGGACCACGTTCCTGTACCTGGTTGGTTTAGCCGGCGCATTCCAAATAGGGAGGAGTGTAGGCGCGATGTTGTTCCCCCTGACAACACTATTCGCGCTGAGGAGGTGAGGTGAGGGATAGAATCTTTAATCAGAAGGACTCCGATGTTTGCCGGCATTGCCCGTATGAAACGCACCCCTTCGTTCCGGGCACAGGCAATCTTAAAGCTCGACTTGTTGTGATTGCCCGCGACCCCGGCATTGACGAGGAGGAGCAGGCAGAGCCTCTTGTAGGTGACGTAGGTCAGATTTTTGAAGCGTCATTTAATGAGGCGGGTAAGAGTGCGGGCATTACACGCGAAGATGTGTTCTGTACGTACACTGTTAAGTGCCGACCTCCTGATAGCGTTGCGGGCACTACAGACTGGAAGCAGGCTTCGGTACAGTGCGCACATTATTTGAAAGAAGAACTGCGTCTGTTAAAGCCTCGGGTTATATTGGCGATGGGTAATGAAGCGTTGCACGCAGCGCGCGGCGGGCAGGTGATTGGCGGCATCACGCAGCATCGAGGGCAGGTTAGTATTCTTGAGGGTGGGGGCAAGTTAGTACCTGCGTTCCATCCTGCATTCATCCTTAGGAATCCTGCTGTGCTACCGATTTATATTCGCGATTTGGAAAAGGCCGTGACTGAGTTGAGTTCTAAGCATGTTGTATCGAAGGATGACGAGCTCGGGTATGAGCACAGGGTAATCGACACTATCCAGAAGTTTGCTAAGATGATGGTGCGTATGCGCCAGGCGAAGATCATTTCTGTGGACACGGAAACCACAGGTCTTTCCTGGGTGCATCATCAAATCATCTGTACTGGTCTCTGCATAGACGACGAGCTTGGGTACGTGATACCGTTTCGCACGTTCAAGGTCAAGGAGATCGAGGGCGAAACGAGCACAGGGAAGAAGCGGAAGATCAAGAAGGCCGTCATCAAGCCGTTCTGGTCACCTTCAGATTTCCGGCGCATCAAGTCCGACCTCAACGACCTCTTCCGGGATACCTCAATCACGAAGCTTCTGCAGAATGCTAAGTTTGATTTTCACTTCCTCTGGCAGGAGGGGATTAAGATCAAGGGCTTGGCGTTCGATGACACTATGGTCATGCAACACATGATCGACGAGAACGCGCCGCGTGATCTGAAGACTCTGGTTTCGTTGCATGCTCCCCATATGGCTGGTTACGAGCGCAGAATCAAAGCGCAGGAGGAGTACTCACTCAATTTGGTGGCTGTGACCCCCGATGTATTGTACCAGTACAACGCCGGTGATGTTGTAGGGACTAGGCTCATTCGTAAACCTTTGGTTGCGGCGATGAAGAAGGAGCTAGTCTACGACTACTACAAGAAGCGCAGCATTCCGATCCTGCGGTTCCTATTCGACATCGAACGCCGTGGCGTGATGATCGGCCGCCAAGAGCTTGCGCAGGTGAAGCGAGAAGTTGAGCAGAAGTTAGCACGTTTAATGCGGAAGATGGCCGAGGAGAATGGTGGCAAGAAGTTTAACCCTGACGCCCCTGCCGCTGTCTCAGAGATCTTGTTTCAGCGTCGCGGTCTACCTGTGGTCTCGACGTCTGACAAGACGGGTGCGGCCTCTACGAACAAGGCTACTCTTGAAGTGCTGGTTAAGGACCACGGCGATAAGATGAGCGAGCACATGCTCGAGTACCGGTCGTTGAAGAAGTTGTATAGCACGTACATGGTAGGACTGCATGAGCTTCTTGACAAGGACGGACGGCTGCACACCACGTTTAGACAGGCGCGCGCGGTTACCGGTCGGCTCTCGTCCTCAGAACCCAATCTGCAGAATATCCCGCGAAAAGGGCCGATGCGTAAGATGTTTGTTGCTCCTGCTGGGTGGAAGTTAATTTGCGGTGACTTGTCGCAGGCAGAGTATCGTGTGGCTGCGATCATCTCCGGCGACAAGAACATGCTCAAGGCGTTTGCGACAGGTCGAGACTTCCACGACGAGGTTGCGCGCGTCATCTACCGGTTGACCCCAGGCCAGAAGATTGGCAAGGCTAAGCGTATTGTAGCCAAGGCGTGGAATTTCGGTACGTTGTACGGCAAGCGTGAAGAAGACACCGCGCGAGACTGCGGTGTGCCCTGGGATGAAGCGAAGGTGTACTTCGAGCGGTACTGGAAAGAGTTCGCGCAGTTGCGGAGACACATGAAGCGCGTTCCGAAGCTGATCGATAAGCAGGGGTTCATTCGGAATATGTTTGGGCGGAAACGCCGGTTCAACGTCGCTGAGGCTTCTCGCACACGCGGCGGCATGGGTCATGTGTATCGAGAAGGTCTCAACTTCGAGCCGCAGTCGTGCGCATCCGAGGTGAATACTTGGGCTGGACGTCAGGCGCAGCGTCGATATAATAAGTTGAAGATGCGGTCGAGTGTTGTTCTTTTGGTGCATGATTCGGTTATGGTGGAGGCGCCCGATAACGAGGTTGTTGCTGCGGCGCGTATTCTTCATGAGGAGATGACACGTCCTGTGCCTGAACTGCAGGGGCATACGTTCCCCACAGAGATGGGCATAGGGCAGACGTGGCACGATGCCGAGTTGGACGCGAAGAAGGAAGACGCGTTTGGCAGTTTTGGGGAGATCGCTACGGTTGTTAAGCGTTTTAGAAGAAGGAGGAACGCGGTATGAGCAGTAAGAAGAAGCGGAAGAGTAGTAAGGGCGCTACGTTGCGAGACCTTGCTGATATGGCGGACAGTGCCGGCGTCGAGTTACATGTGGATGGGTATCAACGGCACAATCTCGATACCCCTGCCGGGGCAGCTACGACGGCTGTCGATACTTCGTTCGATACCTGGCAGGTTGTTAACCATCCGCCACACTACCAGAAGGTCCCGGGGATCGAGTGTATTCAGGTGGCCGAGAATTTTTCGTTTTCGATCGGGAACGCCATCAAGTACCTCTGGCGAGCGGATGAGAAGGGTGACGCGGTCGTCGATTTGCGGAAGGCTGCGTGGTATATCGAGAGGGAAATCGCGCGTCGGATTGGGTGGAAGTGATGCACCTATGTCTGACGGTACCTCGCGGGCACTTGAACCTTATCGACATCAACCGCTCTAGCCCCATCATGTTCGCAGAGGCCGCAATGCTCCGAGATGTCCCTGAGTACGCCGATTTGTTCCGCACGTATGACGGTGCCGTGCTCGTGGATAACAGTCCCTTCAAGGCCGGGGTGCACTCTGGTTATGGCGATCCTAGTCTGTCGTTTGTCGATATCCTTAAGTTGTCCGACCGCTTCACCCACCCTATCGTAGTACTTCCAGATGTGCGTGGTAACGCCGCGGAGACGTACGAAAACGCTGCGCAGGCTATCTCTGCTATGTCGGAGCTGTATCACCCGCTATGCATGCCGCGTACGTGCTTTGTGGCGCAGGGACGCGACTGGGACGAGTGGTGGCAGGGGTTTATGCGCGCAGAGGAGATGCTTAAGCCCGACATGATCGGCGTACCCTACATTCTCGATTTTCACTCGCCTAACTCTCTTCTGACGCGCGAGACGCGTGAAACGTTTAAGAAGCTTCGCGATCGCGAAGCTTCGCAGGCCTGGACCTGGGCGCTGAATAGGGCGGAGCTTGTTCTGTCGATACAACAGCTTGGTCTTGAGTTCCATGAGAGTAGGTTGCTGCATCTTTTTGGTCTCGGCCATCCTATTGAGCTGATGTTCTACGCCGACGAAGCGGCACCCGATGTTTACTCGCTGGATACTACGCTGCCGTTTGTGGCCGCAGTGAACGGGCTTGTATTCGACGCCCCCGACAACGCGGAAGAGACGTTCTATGGTCCTACTATTGCGAAGCCCATTTGGGCGGGCAGTCACTATTTATCCAACATGGAGGTGTATCCGGAGGCTACTGTTGAGTTGTTTCACCGCAACCAGTCTGCTATGTATCGAGCACTTAAAACAGGTAGTTACCATTCGATTGTTGACGCTGGAGGTGTTTTGTGAAGACGAAGCAACGTGTTCGTGATGAAGAGGAAGAAACCCCGACCGTCCGCAAATACTTCAGACCCGATATCGACGCGGTCCGTAAGAAGATGGCGCAGATGAAGAGCCGCCGATCTTCGATGTGGAAGCCCGTGACAGGCAAGAACATGATTCGCATTTTGCCCCCTTGGAGCAAGTCGGGTCAGTGGTTCAAAGAGGCGATGGCGCATTGGGTTGACGCACCTGGCGGTGGTGGTAAGCGCCGCATGATCGGTTGCCCTACGCTCGGAGGCGAGCGTTGTGCGATCTGTGAGAGGCGGGCCAAGTACGGCGAAAGCAGCAGCCTGAAGAAGCAGAAGATGTCGGAGAAGCTTGCCCCGAGCCTTTCTTTCCACGTCAATATGGTCGATTTGAAAGACCCGGAAGCCGGCGTGCAGACAGCCCGACTCACCGAGAAGACGATCGGCGACCTTCTCGAGTATTTCATGGACCCTGAGTGGGGAGATTTTACTTCTCCGAAGAAGGGTCACAGCCTTATCCTCGTTCGCGAGGGTGAGGGTATGCAGACGAAGTACAGTATCAAGCCGCAGCGTAACTCGTCTCCGTTGGACGATATGGGTTGGCTCGACTCGATTAACGACCTCGACAAGTCGTTCCGCACCCCCACATTTGCCGAGACGGTCGCCTTCCTTCGTGAGCTTGATGGCGAGGACGCCGACGAGGATGAGGATGAGGATGACGACGAGAAGCCGTTGAAGAAGCGTCGCCCGCGGCAGACGACCGACGACGAAGAAGACGATTAGTTTCTAGGCCTAGGCACGGCTGCACAGATTGGGACCTTCAATCCCACCTGCGCGGGTTCAACTCCCGCTCGGCCACATCGGTTTTCCTGTGGCGCGGCAGAGTGACAGGTTATTCGCGGGTGTTCTTTTTGGCGTCGTCCCTTAGACCCTGCGTTACTCTTGCCGCGCCACTTCACTGGAGGTTTCGTGAAGAAGAACGACTTCTCAATTGGGAGCGTCATTGCCGACGTCAATAAAAAGTTTGGTAAGGATAAGGCTGGCCTTGCGTCTGAGCAGAAGATTCTCCCTGCGTGCATGGGTGGCGTTAGCACACAGTGCGTTGCGCTCGACATCGCAATTGGTCGAACAGGTATTCCTCTTGGGCGGTTGACTGAGATTTCAGGTTTGGAGAGTCACGGCAAGAGCACGTTAGGCGCACACATCCTTGCTGAAGCTCAGCGACGAGGCGGTCTTGCCATTCTTGTGGATACCGAGAAGGCCTACGAGCAGGAGCGGGCGCGCGTGTTCGGTATTGACACCGACTCGCTTGTCGTATTGAACCCTGAGCATATGGAAGAAGCGCTACAGATGATCAACGACGTTGTCAAGGCGATTCCCGAGGGCGTTGGCCCTACTGTTGTAGTGTGGGACAGTGTTGCGGGGACTCCGGCGATGGCCGAAGTCGAGGGCAAGTTTGATGACCGCACCGTGGGCATTCATGCGCGCATCCTAGCTTTGGGTATGCGTAAGCTCGTCCCAGTTATTGCGGAGAAGCAAGTTGCGTTTGTGTGTATCAATCAGCTCAGAGACAACATCGGTAAGTATGGCCACGCTCCTGACTATAAGACGTTTGGTGGCCACGCTATGCGGTTCCACGCCACGTTGCAGATTCGCGTGAAGCGGATTGGTGTGGAGAAGAAAGGTACTAAGCCTATCGCGATTCAGTGTCGCGCCAAGCTCGAGAAGAACAAGGTCGGCGCCCCTCTGCGGGAGGCCGACTTCCTAATTGACTTCGAGAAAGGTCTTGACAAGAGTCGCGACCTGATGGATCAGGCTATCGAGTTCGGCTTGCTCAAGGAGGGCCACGGCACCATTCTTCATGATGGTGTATCGTATCGCGCCTCTGACTTCTCTACGATTGTTCTGCCTCTTCTCGGAGGTGCCGGCAGGTTACGAAAGCGCATTCTGCAGCAGGCGTATAAGGCAAAACTCATCAAGCCGTACGCTAAGAAGGCTGGCTAGTGTTCCTGTATTTTACGGACTTGCATGCGCACAACTTCCCCACTTGTAGTGTTATCGGTGAGGATGGTGTTAACAGCCGTCTCCGCGACGCACTAGCAGTGATCGTTCAGGTTTGCGACTACGCAGTCAAGCACAAGATCGGGACTGTGGTGTTCGGTGGGGACATGTTTCATGATCGACGAGAGATACCCGTTGATGTATTGTCTCTTGTCTACAAGACGTGGTTCGAACAGGCTGAGCGAGGTCTTGACTTCTACTTTCTAGTCGGCAATCACGACAAGTCTGCCTCGGTGCCGAAGGAGAATTCCCTCGCACCTCTCTCGCGGGTGGGACTAGTAATCGATAAGCCGACGGTCGATAACTGGTCTTCTGTGAAAGATGTCGGCTTCATTCCTTATATGGAGAATGCCCAAGAGCTTCGTTATGCGTTGAAGCAGATGCGGAAGTGCCGCTTTCTCTTTATGCACCAAGGTGTAGAGGGTGTTGCGTCACGTTCAGGTTACGTGCTTACAGGTCAACCAATCAAGAAGACGGATCTACTTCGGCTGGGACCGTATCGCATCTCGGGGCACATTCACGAAGAGCAAACCGTTACTAGGAAGACTCGCGAGGTGTTGTACTATCCTGGTAGCTGTATGCAGCACGACTGGGGCGATGCGGGAAGCACGAAGTACTTCCACGTCTTCGATCCCCGCATCGTGAATCGTAGGCATCCCAAGTTCCATATTCGCGTGCCAACTCGTGCCCCGAAGTTTGTGAATCTGATGATGGGGGCAGAGCCTCCCCAAGGCAAGAACATGTTCGTTAGGTTTCATGCTCTTACGCCCGACGACATGAAGCTCGCCCGGCAGTTGTCCTTGGCGATCGCCTCTCATGCAGGTGTTCGTTATGTTGCTCCCCCAGTTCTGGGTTCGGGCGCTCTCGTCGCGGATGAGCAAGAGGAGCGAGGGGAGCCGTTGGTGCTGCAGGACCTCGTATCTCGTTACGTCGCGAAACAGGTAGAGGGCCCTAAACGCAGAGCGCGCTTAGAGAGGTTGGGGAAGGAGCTCTTGCATGAAGCTGCTACAGCTTGACGTGAAGAATTGGTTGAGCTGGGAGCGTGCTAAGTTCTCGTTGGACCGCCAAGGTCTGCAGCTGATTGTTGGTGCTAACGGTTCAGGTAAGACAGCCCTGTTCGACGCTATTGAATGGGTGCTATATAAGAAGGTTAGTCGCAAGGTGCCTGTTGGCGAGGTAACACGCACGGGCGCGGCCGGAGGCACTCGCGTCAGCCTTCAGCTCGAGGATAAGCTCGGTGTGCACTACGAGATCATCCGCTACCGCAAGCATTCGCAGTTTGGTGATCGTGTTCGCATTATTCGCGCAGGCAAGGACGTTACGCCCGCTTTAATCCCCGATGCTGATGCTGTTGTAGAGAAGATTGTTGGGTGCAGCCGCGCTGCGTTCAACAACTCCGTGTACTTCTCTCAGGAGTCCGAGTTCTACTTCTCCACATCTTCCGACGCTTCTCAGAAGACGGTGCTTCGTGAGCTGCTGCAGCTCACTGTATTCGCAGAGAGCAGGAGCATCGTCAGGACGCGATTGACAGAAGTGGAGAAGGGCCTCGCGGCAGTGGCCGCGAAGGTGGGTGCGGTAGAGAACGAGGTGGAGTTCATTCTCGACTCGATTAAGGAGCAGGAAGCGGAAGAGGCGATTCAGGCGACGCAGGACAAGGCCGAAGCTGCCAAGCTTCGTGATAAGCTGTATTTTCTCAAAGATCGGAGAGCGCGAGAAGCCTCGCTCTTGCGTGCAGAAGAAAGGGAGAGCAGTTCGCTCTCTGATCGCAGCAACCGGTTGAAAATGAGACACGACTCGTTAAGGAGAAAGCATGTCGCCCTCACTGCTCCAGAGTGTCCTACTTGCTGTAGTCCAATCAATTGCCCTCGTTGCCATTATCCTCTTCGTGCGGACGGCCGTCCGCAACGTGGCGTCCTTGAAGACGCTGCTCTTCAAGTTCAACGAAGACGTGATCGCGTACAACGGTGTATTGAAGCTACTGGTGAACGGGTCGAGCAACTACGAAGAAAGATTGAGTCGCTTAGAGTGCGAAGTGACGAAGTGCAGGTCCGACTACGCGGCTTTACTTCTCGGCGCCAAGATAGTACGAGTCAGGGATTCCGTCTCCATGACCGACTCGCGGGGCAAAGAGCGACGCTTGCCACTCTTCTACGAAGAGCTGTCCGACTTGAAAGGCAAGTAGAGGATCTGCGGTTTTGGCTCATAGGTTTCAGTCATCTTGGTGTAGAGCTTTTTGCGTTACGACGCGCGTTGCAAACTCTGAACGCCCGCTTAGCGATCTACCTGTCTCGTTTGCTTCCTGGTGCGAGTCTGAAGTACATCCTGGACGACGCCGGGAAGATTGACTCGGTGTTGGATGTTCAGCGCTCTGTTTCTGGTGCTCGGCGTGTTGCCGGGTTGTCTAAGGGGCAGAGGAGAAGGATTGATATCGCGACCGCTCTCGCGTTGCAAGACATGATGTATCTGTTTACTGGTTCGCGAACTAACGTGTTGATGATGGACGAAGTGTTTGAAGGTCTCGATGACGAAGGCGTTCCTCGCGTAGTGGAGACGCTGAAGGCGCTTAGCAAGAGTCGCCCAAGTATCTTCGTCATTTCGCATCTCTCTTCGTTGAAAGAACAGTTCGACAACGTGCTGCAGGTGAAGTTCATCGATGGCACTAGTCGGTTTATGAGGTGAACGTGCCATACATTCCAGAAGGCGCATTTGGTGAGATATTCAGGGGCAGGACATTTACTAGTACTAGTAGCATCGCCCTCGCCGCCGTTGTGCTACCCGGTGATGTGAGTCATCACGCCCCGAGTAAGTGGGAGTGCGATCACTGTGGTCGAATCAACCCTATAGAGAAGTCGAGTTGTGAGGGGTGCGCTGCTTCTCAGACAGCGCGGAGGGAACGATGAAGCACTGGAAAGATAAGACAGGCGCACTCGAGAAGTACGCCAAGTACTGGCTTGTGAAGGAGCCTGCGTTTAAGCAACTCAAGGACATCGACATCTTGTTCTGCTTCCGAAGTGAGCCTGATTTCGATTCAGATGGCGGTGTCATCCTTGCAAAGGCGTCGAAGCTGGGGAACAAGTCGAGAGACGTGTTCGGCTACGCATTCATGATTGTTGTTGCGCATGATCTGTGGCGAGAGATGTCCAAGAGGAAGAAGCTTCAGTTGATGTGGCACGAGCTCAATCACCTTCAGATCACATATGATGAAGATGGCACTCCTATCACCGATGCCGAGGGCAGAGTCAAGATCTGGTTATTGAAGCACGATCTGGTGGTGCGTTCGTTCACGTCTGAGATAGAGAAATTCGGTCTCAGCGCGGAGGAGTTGCCTACCGCCAAGTTCTTGAGTCGCGCGTATCGTGACTATAAGCAGGTGCAGAGTGGACGTTAAGGCCGACATCTCTGTTGAAGCGCTGCAGACAATTGTTATGAAGATTTGTCCTGCGATCAAGACCGAGGGCTACGATATTATGCAGCTTGAGGGAAAAGATGGAACATACTCGATCGTTTTCCAAACTCGCCCGTCGGCGCGAGAGCGGAGTCGAGCCAGTGGACCCAGCGATATTTCAGGTCCTGATGTCAAAACGGGACCTGTTGTTGGACCTGAGGCAGCTGCTCCTGTTTGTGGGGACCACGAAGGGCAAGTTTTGGATCGTGGATTACAACGTCCAAGTCGCCGACCCTGAAGCGAGGCGAAGGATCGGGCGACTTATGAAATCGAGGAAGCTGTATGAAGAAGACACGACGCCGGCGCAGGGGCTCAGGGAAGAGGATCGGCGGCGCGTACGAAAGAAAAATCGCCGGGGTGCTCGGTGAGTGGTGGTGTGAGGATGCTGCGGCGTTCTGGCGCACTGCTGGTTCTGGGGCGCGTGCCACTGTGCAGCCTCTTCTCGGTCTTCGTCCTGGAGACATCGCGCCGATTCATCCTGCCGCGTTTGACTGCCCTTTCATGGTTGAGTGCAAGGATACAAATCAGTGGTCTTTCGATCAGCTTTTGAGAGAGCATCGCCGACCTTTAGTGCAGTACTGGTCTAAGTTGTTGTTGCAGTGCCCCCCGTTTCTCGTTCCTGTGCTTATTTTTCGAGGAAATCGTACACCCGATTTTATTGGTGTGGAAGCAAGTCTGTATCGCGCGTTGCGACAAAGACTCAAACACCTGCCGTACATCCTCTACGCCGACCCCGAGGAGCCTGTCCGCATTTTCGTTTTTAGGCTTGTTGAGTTTCTGTGCGCAATTCCGCCCAACGCCATACGAAAGGAGTTTCCCCTTTGAGAATCCTACTTCTTGTGGATGTGCAAAATCTGTTCTACTCTGTGCGCGATTTGTTCGGCATCGACGCCCGTGTAGATTTCAAACGCCTCATTGAGGCTGCGAAGAACAATCGCGAAGACGTATCAGTTACCGCTGTGGCGTATCTCGCCGTATTAGGCGATTCCGGCGGCAAGGCTGGTATGAGTCGCGGAATCGTTGCCGCATTGAAAACTGTGGGATACGAAGTGCGGCTCAAGGAAGTACGTCAAGACCTCGACGGCAAATTACACGATACGAATCTCGACGGCGAGATTATTGTAGAGGCGATGAGCCTCCTGAATCAAGATAGCTACGACACACTTGTGTTGGCTTCTGGCGACGGCGATTTTGTACCGTTGTACACTAAGTTGCATGAGTGTGGTATACGCGTTGAAGTGCTCGCATTTCAAGACAGCCTTAATCGCGAGATTGTGCGGTACGTTAATGAAGTGCGACTACTGGGCAAGTCTATTTTATTTGAACCTCGTGAGGGTGGCGTCGATGCCCGATCAATTGAAACAGGCACTTGAGGCCGCGGGTGTTACCGTTGACGAGCTCAAGCGCAGACACTATAACGACCTGATCGTGTATTTGAAGTCGCGCTGCTCCGTGGGCACTAAGCGCATACACGATTACGCCGCTTGGTGCCTTGATCGAGGCGTTGCATTGGACGCGTCGGCGGTTTATGTTGTTTGTCGCGCGTATGAGAATTCGGTTGATCCAGAGCGCACCGCCGCCCGTATATTGCGGTGCGCGATTTCAGACGTACACACACTTCGCAGAGAGTGGGGTGTGCGACGAAGGAGGGCAAATGAGCCAGCAGACCGAAAAGGCGTTTGAAGATTGTATTCGCGGGCACGTTGTCGCGTATACCCCGTTGTTACCGCAGCGCACTGACGATCTCGTTCGAAAGATTGTAGATGAGACCCGCGGACTCATGATCTACCGCGACGAAATGGCGTACGCGACGCTCGCCGGCGCTTTCGATGTGCTAGCAAAGATAGATCTTTTTTTCAGTCGCTTTCCTAATGGTCTTACTCGCGAGTCGTGGTACACGAGTCTGCGTCCTTCGCTGGACCCATTGTCCCGGCTTGAGCCTTCGACTGCATCGGGACCTGCGTCTCAGTGAGGCGTATTCTCGCGTATTCTCGCGTATTCTCGCGTATTCTCGCGTACTCTCGCGTTCTGCTCTCGTAGATGCGCTCTCACGCGCACCGACCTGATTATACGTAGCATAGTTTGCTTACACGTGCGGTGCCCGAGCGACCGTTGTGGTATAGAATACAGAACAGAAGGCGGAAGGTCTACCTCGTACTCGCAGCTCAACCCTCCACAGTTTACCGCGCACACGCTTCTCGGCGATTTTTGTTGCGCTTGGCTTTATAGGGGATAAAGTAAGTGTGCGTATACGCGGCGCAGTTTGCGTCCAATCGAGGAAAAACGATGCAAAACACAGAGCGTTGGAAGCCTGCTCGTGGTTTTGAGAAATACTACGAAGTCTCTAATTTAGGCTACGTTCGAAGTCTTGGACGTAGCATTTCGCGCAAAAACGGCACCGTAGGTTTTCGTGCCGGTAGTTTGGTCTTGGCCTCTTCGGGCCCTTACGGCCACCTACAAGTCATGCTCTACGTACCCAGTAAAAAACCCGTGTGCCGAACAGTGCACAGTCTCATTCTTGAAACGTTTACCGCGTTGCGCGACCGTAAACACAAACAACCGAAATATGTCTGCGCACACCTCAACGGCGTACCTTCCGACAACCGACTTGAGAATTTACGATGGGTCAGTTCGAAGACCAACGCCGCACATAAATTGCTCCATGGCACCAACGGTCGCAAACTCACTCTCGCACAAGCGCATCAAATACGCTTTCTGTTTCCGCAGCTCATCGACGTCCCTCCTTCAGTTCGCTATCGCTCTCTCGCTTCTGATTTTGGCGTGAGCGCAGGCACCATTCGTGGCATCATTAACAACAAGACTTGGGGAGGCGGCGCTAATGCCTTTCAAAAGTAAAGAGCAACAAAGGGAAAAGAGATGAAAGCAGCCATCGCAGAGACGCCGCGGAAAAAACCCCGGCGTTCTCTCGACAGTGAGAGTAGGCATTGGCTCTTGCGCAGACCTCATCGCCGTCTCGTAGTGCGTCTCCTTCTTCAAGGGTACACTCCAGGTGAAGTGGCCAAGAAGATGGGTTCGTCACCCGGCGCCGTCTATGCGCTCATGCGTCGAGATGAATTCAAGGAATCCATGACGCTCATGGAGGCCGAAGTTTTTGCTGAGTCTGATCGGTATCTGCAAGTTGCACATCGTCGCGCAGCTATTGCGATGGTCAAATCCGTGAAGGCGCTGAGTCGTCTTCTTCGGCATGGCACCCCAGCTATGCAGCTACAGGCCATTGACCGCCTGGCGAAGATCACTGAGGGCTCCATGAATCGCCTTCGCGGTGTTCAGGTCCCGCCGCCCGCAACAGGGTACACCCAGAATAACGTGTTTGTGGACAACCCTGCAGCTCTTGAGGCAGCGCAGAAGTTCCTCGAGGCCACTCGTGCCAAGCCGTTTGCGTTGGAAGCAGAGGTGATACGATGAGCACCTACAAACTTCACCTGGTTAGCGTCAGTCCCACTTCTCAGTTCGAGGAGACCTCTCGCATCTACGTCGCGGGCGGTCGTCATGGCGAAGACGCCTCCAGTCGCGTCATCCATCGCTGCTCCGCGCGTCAGGGTCTGGACGTGATGCTCCCCCTGAAGCGTAAAAACTTTGGAGGATCTTTGCGTCTCACGGGCCTGTGCCGTCACTGTGGTTATCGTCTCGTAGTGCAAGCGTAAACGACTCTTATGGCGCCTGGTACCATTCTAGATCATCTACCTCGCGACGGGTTCCGCATCCTAGACCCGGCGAAGCA